AATTAACTCTATCTCTAACTAAAGCATGAGTAGATTTAGCTTTAACATTTAAACCTGCATTTTGCAAGATAGTTAGATCGGTGCGACCACCAGCAGAAGTTTTACGTTGTCTTGAAGCTGGGTCAGGATAAACAATCATTTTAGATTTATTATACCTAGATAATAATTCATCAATAAATTCATCAGTATTAGAACTATAAATAACTATCTCATCAAATACATGAGCAATACCATTCTTAACATGGAATAGACAAGCTGACATTGGGTCTATGTTAAAGTCCAATCCAATATGAATTATAGCATCTTTATCGTACTTACATTCTTGCACGTTTAATTCTCTATCAAAGTTGTAATAAACAACTCCTGAGTATGTTTCAAATGAAGCTAAATACTCTTGTCTAAATGTTCTCTCATCTAAATCTTTTTTGGCTTGTTCTATTTCTTCTGCATCAACTTGACCACCATCTAATGTTGTAAACTTAAATGACTTCCACTCAGGGTCATCTCCTAAACCCTTCTGGTAAATCTCATAAGACCAGTTACCAAATCCTCTAGGTGTTCCTATAAATAATACATTTCCTGTAACGTGCTTATCTGAAATAGTTGGTCTTAGAACTTCTGTCCAAGCTTCAACTGGTATATCTGCATATTCATCAAGTAATAAGAAATCTAATCCTACTCCTCGTAAATTATCAGGAGATTTATCTGCACCTTTTAAACTTATCTGGCTACCATTCCTAAGAACTAAAGATAGTTCTGTTTCATTTGCATATTTAATCCATCTCTTTTCAGTAGTAAGTCTTTTAAGTTGTTTCCACATAATCTCTTTAGACATTCTGTAAGTTGGTGCTACATAGAATATCTTTGAGTTAGGTTTTCTACTTGCGAATCTAAGTAGTTCATACATGGCTAAGTGTGTCTTGCCGAATCTTCTTCCTGTAATTAAAACTCTAAATCTCTTTGGACAAGTATATACGTCTAGTTGTGGTTTACTAAATGGCATTTATAATTCCTCTTTGAATAAGTTTAGTAATAACTTCTTCTTCTAATTTAACATCATGGTTATAACCTTTATTAGTTCCAATGTGTTGCACTTCTTCCATTGTATATCTGTTCTTAGTTTTAAAGAAATCAAATCCTGTAATAGTTACTTTGCATTGACAATGATTAAGTAACCAATAGATTGCAACAAAGCCAGTAGTTGGTCTGTAATAGTTATACCTAATTGTCATTTGACTATAATCAAAGCTATTCCATAACCAAGCTTTTTTCTTAACCCAATCAGGCATACGTTCTGCTCTCTTACCATCTTTTTCAAAGTTAAGTCTTACAATACATCTAATCTGTGGAATCTCTTTAAGCTTATTGTGTCCCTCATAAACTAGGTTGTTAATCCATACATCACAAGGTTTGTCTTGAACTCCAAGATTCATTCTAACTATTGAATTGTATTTGCTGTAATCAATCTGGTCTAACTTCTCGCCATTACCAATTAGTAATACCTTCTTGCCTTTAAAATATTCGTAAGGATTAAACATTATTCTGAAAACTCTAGTGTGTAGTTGTTGTAATGTTTAAATAGTTCTCTCCACCATTTAGCTGATTCAATAGTTGCGTGTGCATTATAACCATTTGGAAGTATTGCTATGGCTTTCCTACAACATACAGAAATAAATACCCACTTCTTTGAGTAGCTAAATATCTCATCAATAGCATCTTTAAGATTATCAACTGGTATATGTTCTAATACATCAGTTGAAATAACTAGATCAAACTTATCATTAGGTTTGTTTTGGTACTCAGGAACAGCAGGGTCATACTTAATTGCGTTCCATTCTTCAGGGTGGTATTTTGCTTTTCCACAACCATAGTCTAATATTGATTCAATGCCTTTGTCTTTAATGATTTGATTAATAGCTGGTATGAATTTTTTTAAAGCTATTCCTTGCCACTTGTTATCGTCTTTGTGATACTGCTTTGCTTGTTCTAAATATATATCGTAAAGATTAGACATTTCTAATAACTGCTGTGTGTGGTTTAAATTGTTTAAACATTTCTATCGTATGTGGTTTATGCAGGAAAGCAAAAGTATCTATTCTATCTGCATCATGTACTACAACTTTATCAGTATGTTTTAATATGTTGTTTAGATGTTTAATTCTATCTCTTACAAATTGTTCGTGATCTAAAAAGCACATACCATAATTCTGGTTTATAAATAGTTCATTATTAAACTTAACGTGCAACTGTACGTAGTTATCACAAGCAAGATAATCAAATCTTCTAGCCCAATCTATATTCTCTACCATACTAACTAACTTAACTCCTTTTTGTTTAGCTATCTCTAAGAGCAAAGGTGTAGAATAATAACCACAACCAGTTTCTAGTATGTCTCCATTACAAGATAATGCTTCTTTGATTAGTATTTGTTGGTGTGTTGCGTATTCGTTTATAATTTGTGGTTCGTCAGGCATAATATATTTGTCTATTTTAGTTATTGCAGTTCTGTCTAAATGTAAAGCATCTGCTTTGTGTTTGCCGATATTTTTATAAGTTAATGCTATGTTAGAACCTACTTCTCTAGCTTTAATTAAATCTTCATAAACTAATGCGTCTATGTGTGTGTAACCATTTTCTATTGCTGTTTTTATTCTTCTATTGCCATAGATACAAATAAGCTGATTAGTTTCTGCAAGTAATATAACTGGGTTGTATAGTAAATGTGCTTGGTCTAATGTTTTTATTTTACGTCTTTGCAGTACATCATTAATGTATTTATAATCTCTAATTGAGTAGATTAAAACTTGATTCCAGTTCTTATCGCCTTCTTGTCTGTCTATCTGGCTACAATATTTAACCTTGTTAATCGGTACTGATATTATGTTCTCGTTTCTATGAATACTCTCTAATCTTTTTTCTGATAATTGCTTTTCCATCTTTTCCAGTCCAATGTATTGTTTTAATGTTGTTGTTTGTTTCTGCAAGTCTAAGCCATTGATATTCTCTAGGTAAGGTTAAAACTTTGTACTTATGTGCAATCTTGTTTAAGCACTCCTGATCTCCATAGGTTAAGAACTTTTCACATTCTAACTTCCACTCTTGTAAGAAATCTTGATTGTTACAAACAACTAAACCTGATGCAAAGTGATTGTGTCTATTGCACCAATCTTCAGTAACAGCAATATCATACCCTTGTGACAGTTCAAAGACATCTGATATGTCAGTAAGTATTTCTATGTCGCTATCAATCCAGCATATTTGTTTCTCTAAAGTTTCTAACATCATTCTTGGTTTATAGTACCAAGCTTTCATTAAAGGTTTGTAAGATATGCAATTAGGATAGCTATTCTCTAATCCAAAGTCAGCTATGTAAAGTTTATTAGTTAGATGTTTTTTATATGTGCCGATAAACCATTTAAGTATATCTTCATGTTCTTTGTCGCTTCCAGTTATAAAGTTCATAACTGAATCTTAACTGTATTAGTGTAGATGTTAAACCAGTCAGATGAGTAGTCGCAATCTTGGTATTTCTCAAAGTAACAACCACCTTCTGTAAAGTGTATGTTCTTAGCTTCTGTGTTGTGTGGGTATTCGCCAACTAACCAATTCCATTCTAAAGGTAAGCCACCAACCTTATCAGTCCATTTGAATTGATGAAGTTCTAATCCTGATGCAGTATCAACATATTCTTTTGTAAGTTGTTTACATTTAGCTGTGTTCATTAGCATTAGACTAGACCAGTTCTTTTTTTCATAAACAGTTTGTATTTGATTGCCGAACTTAGATAAGTGCTTAGGTATGTAATCATGCTGACAAACCATAACTGCATAATCATCATTTCTTAAATCCCATAGTTCTTTAATGTCTGCTTTAAACAGCATATCGCAATCTAGAAATAATGCCCAACCATCATAGTTCATAAGATAAGGAACTATAAATCTACTAAATGAGAACTCAGTAGATGATAAAGTATTTCTTGGTCTTGTGAATGAGTCTCTTAGGTTTGGCAGATAAAGTGGTATAAATCTAACTGGTACTGAACTGTGTCTTAGTATGCTCTCGCTAAGTATGTGGTAAGCTATTTTCTCTTTGCTGTCATATCCGATAAAGACATTAATCATTTAGTTATCCGATCTTATGCTTTTATCTAATTCGTTCTCTAGTTTTTTAATGTATATTTCTTTAGCTTGTACTTCCTCGTTTAATCTGTCTATTTCTTTTTTAAGATTATATATAACTACTTCAAGATCGTTTGTTCCTCGCAAACTTTTATCTAGCATCTTAGGTTTCTTACGACCACACATTTTATTCACTTCTTTTTATTCTGATAAGTTTTTAAATATCTTCTACCTAAAGCTACTGCTTCAGATTTGCTTTTACCTCTATAACCCCAAGCTTCTAATGACAGCTTTAGTCTAGTCTTACGACCCTTAGTATCAAACAATCTACCTCTACCACTACCCATTCTAACTAAGAACGAACCTTTGCGTCTATACTCAGTCAAAGTATCTGGTCTTGATTTAACTGGTGGTCTTAAATTTCCACCTGTTGCTTTGTTATATCTTCTTCTACCAGATGCAGATAATCCACCTCTTACATTCTTATCAGATTTTCTTAGACTAAATTTACTCATATTTTTTTAAACTAAATTTTACTGGTGCTTGTTTCTTAACTTTAAGGTTATGACGTTTACTAAGAATGTCAATAATGCACTTATGACAAGCTTTAATATGTTGTTCAAGTTTATTAACCATAAATCTTTTACAAAATATACATTTACTCATAATTCATTACCCCAACTATCCCAACCTTTTGCTTTTTGTCTAGCAAATAATTCAATTCTTGGTTGATCGCCACATAATTCTACAATATCATTTCTGATTCTATCTGGCTTCCTACTATGTTCTCTACGTTTATCCATAACTAATTGTCTTACAGATTTAGATATTCTTTTTGGTTTTCCTTTTGTAGCAAGTAAACACATCTCAGGATTACTACGAGTCCAATAACCAAGTCCTGTAAAATATCCTTCATGTTTGTTTTCTTTAACCCAAGTAAAAGCTACTGTTTTATATTTAAAGCCCCAAGACTGAATAACTTTAATAGCTTCTGGTAACATAGGGTCAATAACCCAAATAAATAAAACACAATCATTATTAGATATACTGCCAACAGGTAGATTACAAATATCATCAATAGACATACAATCGTAATGCTGTGTAGCATTTCGTCCTTCACCTTTAGAACTGTAACTTTTGAAATACCAAGCTGGGTCAGCATAGATGATATTATATTTCTTGTTTGGGAATGGTATCATTTTGTACTTCCTTTAATTCAATAACTTCTTTGGGTTCTTCATGTTCAATAATATCATAAATAGGTAGTGGTGCATTGTCATCATTGTTTTGTATCTTATCGGTTTGTCCAAGATAAACTTTACCAAGCCAAATACTCATTAAGCTTGAATTTAGTTTAGTAGCAATATCAAATTGGGTTTTTCTAATAGTATGCTTTGCGTTAGCAACCCCACGTTTAACTGCTTCTTTAGCTTCTTGATTTCTTTGAATGGTATCGTGTGAACAACCAATAATATCGCCAATTTCTGTAAGAGTACACATTAACGAAGATAGTTTTTCTATTTGATCTAAAACTTGTGGTGTAAACGCAAACGGCTTCTTACGTACTGGCTTATTATCATCTATTACTAGTATATCTTTACCCATATTAACCGATTATGTTCGTTAAATGTTCTATTAAGCTTTTTTTAACGATTTGTAAAGGAACTCTAGTAGATTCTGGTTTTGGTATAGTACATGACATATTCCATTAGCTAGACTATTACATACTACTTCTTCAGCTTTTAATGGTAAATCTAGTTTATATTCGTCATGTATCATGTGTAAAAGTTCATGGAGTAATGTGTTAGTCATCTGAATATTATCTAATGATTTGTCTATGGTTAGTGTGTTGTTGTCGCAGTCAAATTCACCGAATATTTTTTTCTTAGATGCTACCTCGTGGTCAATGTAATCTAACTTAATGAGTCTGCTTCCAAAGACTATCTCGTTAGGTAAACTCATTTTCTTTTAAGCTTCTTTGCTATGTAAAGGTTTTTAACAAAGCTAGATTTCTTGCCGAACTTTTGACCTGCTGAACGTCTTGCAGTTTTATAAGCTTTAGTTTTAGTGTTAAATGGTTTTGGTTTGCCGAGTCTTGCTGGTCTTTTAGTTAAATAAATAGGTTTTTTCATTTCTTTTTTCTCGGCATCTTTAATGGTTTAGGTTTATAAACCCTGTATGTGCCTTTGGTCTTAACTTTGTTTGTATAAAGTTTGTTAAGTGATGTTGATGTAGTCTCGTTAGCCATTATATCTTGCCTTTGTATTTAATTAATACCTGCTTAACATGATTTGTGTATTCTTTGCTAGTGCTAAAATTATCTAATGTATCAGCTAATTTAATAGGGTCTTTTGTTCTATTTCTTGTTTGTCTAAACTCTTGGTAATGATGATTGTTGTTTAGTGTATTAATATAATGCCTTACCGATTGGCATTTAGATTTATATGTTTTTACTCTCCAATTAATTGATGGGTCTTGTAATAATGGCAACATACCTTCCTTAGACCATACTCTAACACCAAATAAATTATTGCCTTCCTTAGCAAATCTTGAAGTACCGAAGTTACTTTCAACTATGCTTTGTGCAA